TCGGCGATGCCGAGCAATTCAGACACGACCGGGTTCGCGGCGGCGGTCGGCCGCTGGTGGGTCCAGCCCGGCGCGCAGAGGATCCGCGGGGCAAAGCCGACCACGCTCTCGGCCCCAAGCAGGGCCTGCACGCCTTCATATTGGCCGGTGGTGGCGTTGATGCCGCCGACGGCGTTCGCCAGGGTTGCGGCCTCGTCGATGCCGTCCTCGATGCGGACCACCACCACCACGGCGCCGATCTGGTCGAAGATGCCATCGAGCGCGCCCGGCAAGGTGCCAAGGCCGGTCCCGACGGTGTCGAGGCCGGCGGCCTCAAGGCGCGATCCGGCGATCAGGACGGGGGTGTTGAGCGGGAACGCGGCGGCGTCGGCGTTCGGGGCGGTGCCGACGATGCCGATCACGCCGGAGCGCACAGTGCGGATCGGGCGGGGCCCCGCGTCGATCTCAAGCACTTCTACGCCATGCAGGAAAGTTTCAACCATCGGGTCCTCGCGATCTATTCAGGTCGCGAGGATCCTGCACGGGGGCAGGGGCGCGATCCTCTGGCGGTTTTCCCGCCGACGTCAGCCGATCAGCGCGGCGACGTCGGGGTTCGCATCAAGGAACGCCTGAAGCTTGGCGACCGGGTCCGCCGGCGCCGGGCCGGGCGTGGGGGCCGTGACCAGATCCCACGCCGCGCCGTTCCACCGCTGCGCCTTGCCGTCGGGCGCGTCGCCGACGGGCGCGACCGTCACGCACCGCGCGGGGATCAGATAAACGCCGGGCTCAAGGGGCGATGGATCCGCCTCGATCGGGCCGATCAATATCCCCGCCTGGTCGTGCTGATAGATGATCATGGCGCGCCCCCCTTCAGTATTTGATGCACGCGAGCATCGCGACGTTGCGTGGCCGCGTCTCGGTCCCGGTGGAATACCCGGTGAAGCCCGGCGAGTTGATGTTCCAATCCTGCCCGGATCCGCCGTTCCAAGGCTCGATGCCCTGCGCCGTCGCGACGTTCGTGATCGCGTGCCGGTGGCTGCCGACAGCATCGCCCTGGGCAGAGGCGAACGCGCGGCCCACGTCGATGCCTCGGCCTTCATCCCAGCCGCGCCGGAACTCTCCGCGCAGGTCTGGCAGCTTGAAGGTGGTCGCGCCATTGCCCGCGCCCCACGCCGTGCCGATCGCCGAGAACAGATCGGCATAGGCGCTGCGGCTGATCTCGGCCCCGTTGCATTTCAGCCAGCCGGTCGGGGCGGTCGCCATGGCAAAATCCAGCACCGCGCCTGCGGGCGTGCGCTGCTTGGTCTCGATGGCCGACATCACGCCGAGGTTCGTGCGCCCAAGCGCCTTGTCGGGCACGTCGGCAAGGTTCTGCGCCTGCAGCAGCGCGTCGGGCAGATCGGACGCAGGCTCATTCTGAACGGCGATGATCTGCGCGCCCGCGGTGTAGGACTGGCCAAGGTGCAGGCGGGTGATGATCGCCGCGTCCGGTTGCCAGCCGCCCGCGCCCAGCGCGTCAGGCAAACGCAATCCGTCGATGTAGACGGCGAGGCCCGTCGTGTTCACCAGCGCGAGATCGACCTGCGTCTGCGCTGCGGCGAGCGTCTGCAGTTCCTCGATTGTGGAAACGGTCACGTTGACGTCGGTCGGATCGGCCCAAAGGATGTTTCCGTCGGCGTTCGAGGCCTTGGTCGCGATCTGGCCGGTGGTGCCGCCCGGCAGGATGTAAGCGGCGGTGACGGCGTTCGACACCCATGACTGCGTCGCGACGGCGACCGCAGGGTCCGCGATGATCGTCACGACGGCGACATTCGAGACCTCGAACTCCACCCGAACCACGGTGTCGGCGAAGGCGCCTTCGGACGCCTCGGGCTTGTAGGTTTCCGGCAGATCGCCAACCAGCAAGAGAGCGCCGTAATTGTCGAACACGCCAACCTCGCGCAGCACAAATCCGCCCTCGGATGCCGGGATCACCAGCTCGGCCGCAAAGGCGTTCGGGCGCCCGTCCGGATCGGGCTTGAACACGCGGTTTACGGTCGCGCGGAACCGCTCGCGGACAAGCGTCGCCTGATCCTCGGCTGGCGGGGCTTCTGCACCGTTGCCGTCGCCCACCGCCATTTCAACGATGTTGATCGTTCCGCCCAGCGCCTCGGCCTGCGCCAGCGCCAGCAGGCCTGCGGTTGTGTGGATCACGCTATAGGACATGTGGGGGGCTCCATCTGGAAATCAGCAGGGGGTCGGGGGGCTAGGCTTGGTATCCGTCGCACACTAGAATTGCTCGGCCCGTCGTGGCCGCTGTGGAGCCGAACGACACCTTCAGGTGCGTGATCGGGATCGACGTATCGATCACACCTAAAACATCTATAGCTTCGTTGGAGCTATATACTCGTTTTACATGAAAAATTGCAGGAGCCGTAGCAAGAAGGCCCCAAAATTTAAGTAATGCCATGGGGCTTGATTTGTTATATAGAGCATCTATGGCAAAGTTACTATTGTCATTAACAAAGCCAGTCCCATTGCCGCCACTGTGGGTTTTATAGCTATTAGCCCCAAGCCATGTGCTCCCTCCATCTACCGATGCAACGACGGATACGCTTGTGACGTCAGCATCCAGGATCATCAGCCGAGCATTATCGCCCTGAACCGCGAATATGATCGGGGCATTGCTGGTGATCACGAACTCCTGCACGCGCGGGGGTGCGTCGGAAGAGGCAAGCGCTGCGACCGCCCCCAAGGTGAGCCTCGATGAGGCTCCCGCGCGATCCACATGCAGCGTGTCGGTCAGCAGCGCCGCGCCACCGGAGGGCAGCTCAGCCAGCGTCTTGAGGGTGATCGTCATGAAATATCTCCAAGATCTAGCGCCTCATTGGCGCCGATAGCGAGCGCGACGTCGGCGCCTTGGCCTGTCAGGGCAAGCGCGAATGTTACAGGTTCCGGCACTGGCGGCGGAGTGAGGGAGACCGTGATCTCGCTGCCGACCGATACGAATCCGGCCACCCTTGGTCCTCCCTCGATGGCTGCGGTGATCTCGACCAGCTCGAGGTGAGAGCGCAGCGATTTCAATCGGTCGACAATAGCGATGGCTGAATTGATCGCCTCGAGGCTGGCCGCGTTGGCGCCTGCGCGCAGCAGCAGCCGATAGGTGAACGGCGTGCCCGGCGTCTCCTGCTGCTGCCATTCGAGCACCAGCGCGTCGATGCCCAGCACGCCCAGCGCCAGCCGCACGGCGCCGGGCGTGCCCTTGATTTTCTGGACCGCCATCGCTTGCTTGATTGTCGCGCGCTTGACGTCGTCGGACCACGCCGGGTCCCATTGGTCGACGCTGAACGTCCAGGCCAGCCACGCAAGAGCGCCGGTCGGGCAGGTGTCGGCGCGCCAGATGTCCCTTACGGGGATCTGGATTTCGCCCAGCCTCGCCATGACGTCGGCGAGCGCGGACTCCTGGTCGGTCGCGTTATGGGGGAGAAGCTCAGACATCGGAGCCCGCGATCGTGATCGTGGTCGCCGTGCAATATGCGGCCTCGCCCGTGCTGATCACGATGTCCGCGACGGGCGCCGCGAGCGCGACGTTCTGAACGCCGGGCTGATGCAGGGCCCGATAGATGCCCGACAGCGTGATATCGAAGCCGACGCGGTGCTGGCCTTCGGCATAGGCGATCGCGGCGGCCTCGGCCGAGGCGCGGATCACCTCGGCGTCGGGTCCCGGGAATACCGTCAGCGCCGCCTCGATCGTGTATTGCGTCACCGCGACCGACTGCACGCCGACGCTATCGGTCATGGGTCGGATCGTATCGCCCGACAGCACGGCCCCGACCGCGTCGGTCAGATCGACCGATGCGGCCCCGGTCCCGTCGCGCGACAGGATGTAGACCGTCACGACACCGGGCGTCGGGCTGACCGCCTGCGCATCCTTCACGCCGGGGTCGGCCCCGAGCGCATGGAACACATAGGCGCCCTGCGATCCCGCGGTCGTGTAGCCCTCTGGCGACAGCTGCACGCGGCGGCGCAGGTCGGCGTCGCTTTCATAAGTGGGGGCGATCGGGGGCACAGCGTCGGGGTCGCCCGGGTCCAGCATCAGGCGCGCGACGACGAAGTTCGCCGCGATCTGATCGAGATCAGCGCCCGCGGCATAGGCGAGCATGCTGCCGGTGATCGCCTCGTTGATCCGCTGGCGCTGCAGCGTGTCGAAATACGCGCCGACTTCCAGGACCTTCATTGCGGGGTCGGCCTCGACCAGCGCCGTGAACGCGGGGCTGCGCGCCTGAAGGTCGGCGAGCATCGCGATCAGCGTCGCCTCGAACCCGATTTTCTCGACGAGGACCGGGGGGGCCAGTTGCGACAGATCAACAGCAGTGAACGCGCCGGCCATCAAGACACCTCTATTCCATCGACGGTGACCGGCACGCCGTCCGGGAGATATTCGCCGGTCAGGGAAAGCACAACGCGCCCGGGGGCGGCCTCGGTCGCCGCGATCGTCAGGACGCGCACCCGGGGCTCCCACCGATCCAGAGCGACGGCTGTCGCCGAGAACAGCGCGAGGATCGTCGACGAGTTGGTCGGCGCGTCG